GTAATCCCCAGCTACTCACAGTCGGACGTGGATCGTTCGCCTCCGGAAGGAGTGCTGACTGAACACCCTTGTGAAAGGGGGACAGCCTTGGGAAATACATATACCCAAAGCACAACCTTCACGCGCTTGATCGCTGTCGGATTGTCTCCTAGTGAGGCGTCCTCTATAGCTAAAACCATCCATCGCTGGGTGGTTAATAACGGTGAGGAAGAGACCGTTCGTCGCCTGAAGATGTTGAAGGATTGTTACCTTCACCATCTGGTTGGCCAGACAGTTCATCTGGACTGGTTCAAGCAGACGAGGGACGGAGCCCCGAAGGGTCCGTTTCGGGTCCTTTGGAAGTTCGGTCGTAGGCACCTTTTTAAGGTGTGGAATGCGATTATGTCGTATTCCTGCTTTACTTATTCGGTAAAAGCACCTAGGATGACCCCGCGTCAGTATGCAAAATTCATCACTTCCGTTCAACGGAAGCCGGTGGATCAAACATACAACGGCACCATCGAAGTGTTGATTAACAACTTCACTTCCGCCTTTACGCCTCGTAGTCGTTTTGTTGCGACTACTGGTTCTCCTGTGTCATTCTTGAAGACCTCGCCTTCCCGGCGAGCTCCTAATCCGCAAGGATATAGGAGGAATGATCCAGAAGAGGAGACTTTGGTCGCTTCTATAGGCGTCCTCAGCCTTCGACCCAAGTTCACCAGGAAGCACTACGGAATTTATTCCGGAGTACTTCAAGGCTTCGAGGATACATGGCCCGGATTCGTCTGGACTGTGGACAACTCGACTGAGTTACCCTTGTCCGGAAGGATCGGGGTGATCCAGGAACCAGGTTATAAAGCCCGAGTAGTAGCGAACCCTTATAGGGTTCACCAAGCAGCTATGCTCCCTTTAAAGGAGTATCTGTTTGGATTGCTACGCCAGCTTCCTAATGATTATGTATATAATCAAGAAGCCGGTCTGTTGCATGTACAAGAGAAGCTCAAACAAGGTTCAACTTGTTGGAGTATCGACTTGTCCAATGCATCAGATCACCTACCGTTGCAGTACCAGAAGGTATTACTCCAGAAACTGGGTATTCCCCAGCAGTGGATTGATGCCTTCTCCGACATATCAAGTGGCGATTGGGAGCTTCCTCCCGATTGGGTTCCTCG